AGGCAAAGTGATCTCAAGGGAGGCCTGCCCGGATGACACTGTATTCTCAAGCGATGTAACCTCGACGCTTGCCGTCTTGAACCAGTTGGGCGCACGCGGTTCGAAGTAGCACATGAAGCGGAAGGTCATTTGCAGACGACATTCGAGATAGTAGGTCTCGCCGTTTTGCGGAAACTGAAACGTGCGCGTGATGTTCGGAATCGAGTCGATGATTGGTTTGTTGTTGAGATCGCGAAGATCGATGAATGTTCCATCGCACAACAAGGTCTCTTCGATGTCGTTGACCGCGTTATCAACGGACGTGTCGAGTGCGTTCGGATCGCTCTGCAGATTGGTGACTGATATTGAAATGACAGCATCAACAATGTAGCGGGGCGGTCCAACATTCCCGTCACCATCGGATGAATAGTTTTCACGCATCAAGTAGACACCGAGCGCGGGGAGCTGGTCGGGCTGAAGCGTTGGGAATGGTGAGGTACGAACCGAACCCCATTGCATTATGTCGGCGGCCTTCAGACGCACCATGATGGCGTCGCGAATGTAAGTTGCAATCGTGCTCATAGCGGCGTGATGCGCTTAAGCGTCAAGAGACAGCCGCCTTGACCATCCGGAAACGCATCATCGATAACGAAATTGATAGGGAAAGTCAGATCAACATTTGCCTGCCAATATCCAAGCGGCAGTTGCGAGACCTCTGTCGAAACGCCGTCGCCCTCGACGGGCGCGACGGTGAATTCAGCAAGACGAATACCCAGAGTGATCGTGCGGTTTGAGAATCGACCGCCGTTCTCCAGAATGATATCGACGTTATCGACCTTCCAAACCCCGCGAGCCTGATAGGCTGCTTCGTTGGGACGTGACTTCACTGGTGAGATAGTCACAACCCGAGAAAATATACTCATCGCTGGCGCTAAAACCAGCGATGAGAAATCGACACCCATGATTCAGAACGACGAATTGAGGCGCACGTTGCCGGTCGCGCTGGGATTCACTGCTGCATCTGTGGCCACGCCGATTTTGTAAGCGGCAGTCACAACGGTTGTCGCAAGTAGCGCTGCAGGGTCCCAATAAATCGGAACGCCAACGGTCCAAGCCTGTGCCGAGACCTTCGGCAAGTTGAACACGCCTTGTGTATAGATGACACCGATATCACCAGCGACGTTCGTATTCGAAGATACGCCGAACATCGCGCCAAAGAAATAGACGAGACCCGACACCATGCCGCCGACAGGAGCAACCACGTTCTGCGTGTTGCCCGGAGAAACTTGATTCTTCATTGTGGAATTCCTTGATGAGAGTGAGATGAAACGAAAAATGGCCACCCCGAAGGGTGGCCAGATTCATCAAGCGCCGACGTTCTTGTAGACGCCACGGAAGTCGATGGCACCGACACCGAAATCGTGCTCAAGGCTGATCTTGATGCCCTGCACACCGAACGGTTCGAATGTACGCGTGCGCGGGCCGCTCGATCCATTCAGGAAGCCATAGATGAAGTTCGGCACACGCGTCGGTTCGGTCAGCATGTACCAAGCGTTGCCCGTGATATTCGAGTCAGTCACGGGCACCAGCTTGCCAGAGAACGGATTGACCGACGTCGTGAGGTTCGGAGTGATCGTGGTCAGAATCTGGTCGGCGGCCGTTTCAGTAACCGGACCAGTAAGCAGGATGCGCGGCGGGACATTGATGAGCAGACCGGTCAAAGACCGCATCTGCCGCAACATCATGCGGCCTTCAGAGATCGAGGGGACGGTGATCGCAGCGGCGGTGCCGAGATTGGCATGCGACGCATCGAACACGGGCTTGTTGTCGGTCTTCAACACCGGGTTGGAGTTGAACATCGCAAAGAACGTGTTGTTCTCGAAGATCAACACGCTATCGCCAGCGGAGGCGAGAATGTTGTCGATGGCACCGAGATCATCATTGACCAGCATCTGACGAGAGATGCTGAACACGACGCCATAGGGCGAGACAGACACGGTCTCACCGCTGTCTGCAGACGACCCATATTTCAGCTCGCCGGTTTCCGGTACAGGCTGCAGCGCCGGAAACTCGCCGGCCCTGATCTGCGGATGCGGACGGAAATCGGAGAACGGTCGTTCAACAGCGAGCTGCCGATAGGTCGGCAACGTCAACTCATAGCGCGACAACAGCGACTTGTTGAGCGCGTTGGAAAAGATCGCCGGGAAATCACTGGTCGAGTGAAACGCCCGTTCGAAAATCGTGTTCGCGTCAGCGGAGGTCAGATAACCCCGCCCGCGATAGCCAATGCAGGCGGCGGCGAGATCGACCAGACCCATGCCAAGATACTGCTCAGCCTGTTTGCGATGCTGGTCAGCGAACCGCTTGTCGCGAAGGCCCTTCGGATCGTAGGCAATCGACTCGCGACCGCGCGATGCCAGCAGCCGGGTAATAAGCGCGACTTCCATCGCGCCGGCAACGCCCTCCTGCTCATCGCGTGTGACCTGAAGCCCGGTTGCAGTGCCACGTGGCCCCCGCGCATCGGACTTCTTGGCCAGCTCGGCGAACAAGCGTTTGCGCATGTCGTCGGGCTTCTCGCCGCGCGTGATTGCGTCGGAAAGAGCAAGCTCAATGCCCAGACCGCGCGCCTGACTATCAATCAGGACAAGCTCGGCAACGACCGAACGTGACAGCACGCTATTGCCAGCGCGAGCGTCCGCGCGCGCCTGCATGCGCTTGGCCTTCTCTTCATCGGTCTCATCCTCATCGTCGGCAGGATCAACCGGGTCGGTGCCGCTGGCGCGCTCTTTCTCAGTCGCACATGCGCGCGTGATCTCGACATCAAGTGCGCGGATGTCCTCCAAGAGCTTGGCGTGATCCTCTTCGATCTTGCGCGAAGCGTCGGCATCAAGACCATCAACGATTTCGGCCAGCTTGGAGCGAGCGGCAAGTTCAAGACGCGCCTTCTCGGCACGCAGTTGCTTGGCGGTTTTCATCTTACAAATTCCTCATGAATGCGCCCGGCCCAAGGGCTCGATGGGCAATAAAAAACCCGGCGCGCGAATGCGAGCCGGGCCGGGACGAGTAGAAGTTAAGTTGAATTAGGCTTGCGACATCCGGTCACTGATGGTCTGCCGTGCCTGCATGCGGGCGCGTACATCAATCAGGTTGGGCTTTGCTTGCCGAAGGTCCGGATAGTCGTAGGAGATTGAGCAGTCGCCGAAACGTTTGGTGATCCGGATTGCACCATGGCGCAGCTCATCAACTTGCGGGAGGGCGCGATCAACGCCTGACCCGAACGAACGAATACCGGAAAGAGAGTCAGCCGGCACCGAGCACAGCGACCCCTCATGAAGCGCCCACCGCGTTGCGGTGAAAGTCAAATTGTCTTCCCAGCGAATTTGCGAATTGTCGGGATCAAGTACCTTGCCTTCAGCGTCGCTGATTTCCCATTCGCGGACTTGATAGCCTGCGGAAATTCCCGCGATCTCGCCGCGCTCGACCATACCTTCAGCAAGTTGACCGTTCGGAGTCTGGTTGAAAATGATGCGGCCCATCAGCGCGCCGCGCTTGATCCACGTATCACTGAAGCGCCCAAGAGCATTGGCGATCCCGCCAGACTGGTGAGAGTCGAGCAGCGGGATCATGCTGCCATTCTTCATACGCTCAAGGTCAACCGACTTATCATCGATCCGCAAAACTTCCGTGCCATAGAAACGCACGACAGGCGAACCCATGGAGATCACGCATTCGACGGAATGGGCTTTCTTGTCGTAGCTCGACGGCGATACATCGGCGAAGCGCGTATCGGTTGCGCCGGCATTCCAGCCGCGTGGTCTAGCGTTAGCCATGATGGTGATCTCCGTGGCATTTCAAGCCCTGAGCACCTATATTGAGTGCTGTTGTTCACATTCCCCGGAGGGAACCAAGGTAAGGGATTGAAAATGCAGGTTAATTATGGATCGTTTGAGTCGTTTCCGGCTCGGTTTACGCTTTATGAGGCGTGGGTTCTGATCAATGGCGCTTGGAAGACCATGAACGCCGCAGAGGTCAACAACTCGGCCGCCCTGTTGAGCATGGCAGAGTTTGAAAAGTTCGGTCAGCTACCAGACTTGCCGGCTGCAGCTTTCCACTCTGGCGAATAAGCTTCACTGACTGCACCGTACAGCGCGCGCATCTGCGCAATCAATTCATCAGCCCGAGTCTTTTCGATTGGATTAGTTGGATCGAGCGCGCGCCACTCGACATAAAGCCCGTGACCATTTCCGCCCTTGTCAGACTTCGCGTTCGACATTTCCGGACTCATAAACTGAATCTCTCCGATCATGCCGTTATCGAATTTGACCAGCGCGGCGCGATCCATGTACCCGAGATTCGTTGTGCGCCAATTCTCCAGCGTCACCTCGAAATGTTTTGCAAGCTCCGCAGCGATAGCGTCGCTCTGTTTCGGATCGGTCACGATGAAAGCGCCACGCACGACATCGGTGACTGCAGAGGCCTTGCCGCCACGGTCGGCCATTTTCGTCGCGACGCGATCAATCCCTCTTTGACTTTTGGTCTTGACGCCCGGGTCTTTGAATTCGACTCCAAGTGTCGTCGCGATCTGGCGACCGACAGACCCGAGTTGCGATTGTGCGGCCGGCGCTGAAGCAATGAGATCATCGACCGTTGCGTGAGGTGACGACTCAATCCAACTGGTCTTTGTCGCGGAGATCGCGGCGTGATCATCGACCGCCTTGAGACCCGGAGAATATTCGCCGCCTGTCACAACAGCAGCAGCGGCTTCATCATAACTCGGATACATCTTGCCATCGCCAGCCTTGTAAGGCTTCGCGGCAGGATCGTATTTCATGAAAACGACGTCGGGCTTGCCGCCGTTGAATTTGCCGAACAGCTCTTTATCCCAGCCGGGCGGCTGATACTGTTCATCGAAGGCGGTACGCGAAACGGCGGTGAAATGATTATTGCCGTACAGGACTGGCAAGACCGTATCAAAGCAGTCGAGTTTTCGGCCGCCCTCTTGAACCGCAAGTGGCAAGACCGCGTCCACAATGTTTGCGTGTTCGGAATCGGAATGCTTGAACAGGGAAACGATGTCGTCGCCCTTGAGCGCAAATCCGACATCGCCATCAGGAGTCACGAACAACCTGACATGCTCATAATCCTCGACGGGATAGAGCGTGACAGCCGCGCCGTACTTGCTGGAGCCCTTGGCTTCGTCAATCAGACGATGGAAAACAGTAGCGCCGGCCTTGTTGTTAACCAACTCGTTAAAGGTGAGAGGGGTTGCGGCGTGCTCGGTGAGAGCCGCCTGATGTTCTTCGGTCGGCGTGAAGACGCGCCGAATCGACGCGCCGCTTAGCCGCCTAGCTCCTTGATCATTTCCCGGGCTTCGTCCGGAGTAAGTTGCGGGTACGCTTCCAGAACCCCCGCTAGATGGCGTGAGTCCTTTTCCGCTTCCGGCTTCTTTTCCGGTGTCTTTTCCGCCGCTTGATCCGCCGGTACTTCCGCCATCGCCGCCACCTCCATCACCGCCGCCGCCACCATCACCGGACCATTTGCCATCATCGTCGCGCGGCTGGTCAGGGTCCCATTCGCGATATAGGCCATTGCGCGCAAGGATGCCAGCCCCGGGGACCCGCTCAACGATCCAGTCTCGCGGGAGGGCAGGCATCACGAATCCTTTTCGTCAGCAGCGTCCTGAGCGTCGTCCGCGTCGTCCTGAGCGTCCTGAGTGTCGAGCGCTGCCATGTGTGCCGCGTGCGCTTGGGCCGGGTCTGGAGCGTTCGGATCGGCGGCAACCGGTGCCCCAGCCGCTGGAGCGGCTGGAGGCGGGCGGCCTCTCTGGTCGGTCTTGCGCGGGTCGATATCCGCCACCAGACCGTTGGCATCCTGCAGCTCATTCCACGCCTTGATATCCTTGGCGATGGTGCGCCAGTTGTTGCCCTTGCTGGCGATGAATTGCTGCGGCGAGATGCGGCCGGCGCGAACCTCGTTGCGCTCGGCATCCAAATCCTTTTTCGGGTCGATAGCCTCATGCGCGGGCGTGACCCACTCGCAAGGATAACCGCCCTTGCGAGCCGGCAGGTAGTTAGCGAGGATCGCGCGCGCAATGAAGCGATCCCAAACCGGTTGGCAGAGCTGCGGAATGATCGTCAGCTCTTGCTGCTGTGTGATCAGTCGCCAGAATTCAATCTTGCCGGCGCGCAATGACGAGTAGTTGGCTTGCCGCAGATCACCAGCGATCTGGTCATAGGTGCAACCGACACCCGCCGCCATGCCCATCAAATTATAAAGCAGTACCGGTTCGATCTGCGATGTACTGGTCGGATTCGCGAACTTGATATCCTGACCGGCGCGCAATTCTTTCATCATGCCCGGTTCAAGCATCGAAACCATCGCATCTGGATTCGACGCGTCGTATGGTTGAGCATAACCAGAGTTTGCTTCATCCAGAATCGGAGCGTTCGCATCATCGTTGGTAATGAACGCCGCGAAACACGCCTCGACGCGCGCCTTGACATTGGCGGCATCGATAAAATCGGAAAGGTCGCGCGCCGTTGTCAAGATCGGTGCGAACCAAGGAACGCCGCGAACCTGTCCCGGCCGCTGCATCTTGAAGACGTGCATGAGATCGGAGTAGGGAATCAACTCGGAAGTCATGGGCTTCAGGTTCATCGTTGTCAGCTCGCCCGGATGATAGGGCCACAGCCACAAGCCAACGACCTTGTCATAGTCACCGAGCGCCACACCCAAACGAGATCGGACAACCGATTCTGGCGTAGCGATATCGCCATAAATGCCATCGCGATACTGATCGATAAAATCGGCTTCAAGTAGTTGGACCTGAAACGGCACAATCCGTTTCGTCATGCCCGGCTTTTCTTCGAGCGGTCGATCAACCAAGCGCGCAACGATCTCGCCAGACTCGATCATCGAACGAACGGCAAGACCCTGCATTGCACGGAACGACAGGCGACCAGTCACGTCGGCTTGATTATCCCAATCTTCCCAGAGGTCTTGAACCTGTGCATCGATCTTGTCTTTCCCCGTCGATGAAATCGGGATCAGACCATTACCGACCAGATGCGCCACCATGACATCAAGCAGGCGCGCGGCATGTGGCGTGTTGCGCGCGAGATCGCGCGAGCGATCACGCAACGGTCGGATAGCAGATTGCAATTCTGCATTGGAGCTGGTGCCCAGCGCGCGCCATGACGACGCGCGCCGGCCAGCAGTGGCCCCCTCGTAAATACGAATCGCACTACGCGCGCGCACGCGTGCTAATCCACGCTCCGGAGCGAAGTAGGAGACAACCCTATCGAGTACATTCATCGACGGGATCAATAACCGGAGATCAAAGTATCGTCCGCAGCCTCATTACCGCCGATGAATCCACGATCATGAGCAGCAAGAATGGTCGATGAGCGACGCGGAGTGACACCAAGATCGTCACCCATCTTGTTCAACAGGAACAAGAGATCAGCCAGCGACCTGTTCGACACCGACTTGCCATCATACGAAACGGATTGAGCGCCCGATGCGATGATCGCAAGCAAGTCTTCGTACTGACGAAGTGTGAAAACCGACATCGATTTACCCTCAATTAGGTCGCATCCAGCCCGGTTTGCTACCGATCCAGCTCGATTTGATTGGTTCTGATACGTTCTGATAGCGTTGTGCTTCGTGAACGACAGCGGCCGGCATATTCTCGGCTGCTTTGGCATCGTCCGAAGGCAAAGTGATCGAGTATTCCAGCTCATCGACGATGTAGCGCGGCAATGAGCGACGAACAGCGAGCGCGCCGACGAAAGTATCAAGCGCTTCGTTACGATCCCTGATCTTCACCCATCGCGTGATCGATTGACCCATGCGTTTGTGAATCTGTCGGCGCTCACTGTTGAGCTGCGCGAAATATTCAGGACCAAAATTCTCTGCGGTCGGAAAGTGAATGAAGCCCGGCTTACGCATGCCCGGCTCTGGTGGCGTGATGTTCAACGCCGCATAGATTTGTTCTTTCGCGGTATCGACGCCGACCGCGTAAAACGGATCGTTCAATTTCGAACGCGATGCCCGACCCGGCCATACCGGTTTCGGCCCAGCAAAACCTTGGCAAGCGAAAATGCGGCGAGCACGGCGAGAACGGCAGAAAGAATAAACCTGCGCTCCATGATGACCACCTGTATCGATTCCGAATGCAGCGATCCGCATGACGCGGCCCGTGGTCGTGTAGAATTTCGAGCGCAGCAACACGTCTAGCTCTTGCCACGCTGCAGGTTGCGCGGGGTCTTGATTGATGATCGTGTACTGGAACGGCCACGCTTCCTCATCAGCGCCCCAGCCAATCAATTGAATCTCCAGTCGATCACCCTGCACGTCACAGAAACCAGTGATGACCTTGACGGCTTCCGGCAGATCGTCGCCGTCGTAATTCTCGGCGCGCGCAATCAACGATGCGCTTGAAAACGACTCTGTATCTGCAGGCTTCCACAGCTCGGCAAGCGCGGTGTTGGTCCACTTCTGCAGCTCTGACGCGTTGGCCTTGGCTTCAAGAAACTCCTGCACCACTTCCGGCATGCGATGTCGCTTGCTGTAGAGCTTGGAGACATGGAATCCAGCGTGCCCAGCATAGGGCGATTGCATTTCGCACAACGGACAGAGCGAGCGCCCCTCATCGTTCCAGATCGAGGGCGTATGCTTCTTGCCGCAGCATGAGAATTCCGCGGTTTGCCTCCAGCCATATCCGGGCGCGGTGCGCAAGGCATCGAGCACGGAGACACGTTCGCGCTCAGTCCAGATCGAGCCACATTCCTGACAACGCAACGCGGCGGTGTCAGGCAACGATACGCCAGCCTCATCGTGATCCCAACGCATGTGCGCCCAAGTCAGCACCTGTTCGAAATCACAATGCGGACACGCGACGAACAGCCGGCGCTGATCACTAGCCTTGTATTCTCGTTCGATACGCGAGTCGCCCTCGACGGTCGGCGAGCATGTCCGGACGAACTTGGCACGGCCCAGAGCGCGATAGGTGGACGCGCGTTCCTCGACCAGCTTCAGAGGATCACCCTCACTGCCGGCGCTCGGTGGATACTTGTCGATCTCATCGCAGAGAATGATGCGGGCAGGGCGTGATGCCAGATCACTCGGACTATTGGCCCCGACGAAGTTGAGCACGCCGCCCGGAAATTCCTTGTGCGTGATCGTGTTCTCGGAGTCGCGTGCCTTGGGCGGCTCGACCAGCTTGCGCAATGCCGGCGACACCTCAACGGTCGGCGCGAAGCGTTCCTTGGAAAACTCGGCGGCCTTGCCCTGCGTAGGTTGGACGAAGATGATCGCCGAAGGGTCCTGATGGATGTAGTAGCCGCAGACATTGATCAGCAGCTCGGTCTTGACGAGCTGGGTTGCGGCCATCACCGAAACCGTATGCGTCTCGACATCGACCACCGCAGCCATTGGGCCATAGGCGCAAGGTTGTGCGTCAGTCCTCCAGCGCCCGGGCGTCGCCGACGTCTTCGCAGCTACCAACCGGTAGGTGTCCGCCCATTGAATCAGACTGAGGTCTGGAGGCGGCTGAAAGATCAGCGTCGCCTTCAAGACTGCCTGCAACGCGGATATAGGTGATGGGGTCACATAGCTCATTCAAAATCTCGATGTCCTCAGCGTGCAGGATGCGCGCAACATCCGACCGTTCGCGCATCGTCAGCGCGTCGGTGAGCTTTCCAGATCGGGTCAGAATCTTCTCGCGGATCACGCCGTTGACGGCTTCAGAAGCGGCGGTGACTTCCTTGGCGAGCACGTATTCGCCCCGGGACACTGCCAACTTGAACGCCGCAGTTTCGGTCTGTTGCTCGACCAGTTTGGCGCGCTCTTCGGCGAGATCGAGGTTACCCGGCTTCTTTTCAGCGCGCCCTTGGGCGGCCAATCTGGCGTAGCGAATATAGGCCTCGCGGACCTCTTTCAGATCGTAGCCATTTCGTTCGCGCCGATTGAGAACACCCTGATCTAACAGTTGCTTGAAGCGCGTTTCCGACATGACGATGTGGTCGGCGGCCTCAGCAATCGTTGCCATCCAAATTCCTCAATGATATCAGCACAACCGGCTGTCTAAAAATTTGTGCCTAGGTATATGGACCGCTGCTGCGCGACC